CGTTACTACGATAAAGACCAATCAGTTGTATATGTTCCAGCAAAAGATAATTTAATTTTATCACAAGCCAAGAATCCTCTTGGTAAGATGATGATAGTTGTAGCACGTAAACCATCTATCGATGGTGACCTACGTGGACAGTTTGATGATGTACTTGGAATTCAATTACTCCGCAACCGTTTCGCCTTATTGGCAATGGAAGCAGCGGAGAAATCAGTACAGGCACCAATTGTACTTCCACAAGATGTACAAGAACTCCAGTTGGGTGGCGATGCGGTTATCCGTACTTCCAACCCAGCGGGTGTTCGACGTGTGGAACTTACATTGCCACAAGGCGCATTCACAGAACAAACACTACTTAACCAAGAACTTAGAGTTGGTGCTCGTTATCCAGAATCACGTACTGGTAACATTGACGCATCTATCGTTACTGGTCAAGGTGTACAGGCTCTTATGGGAGCATTTGATACTCAAGTCAAATCAGCCCAAGCAATTTTTGCAGCAGCACTTCGTGATGTAATCAGTGTGTGTTTTGAAATTGATGAATTAATCTATCCAGAAGAGAAAACAATTCGTGGTGTTGATTCTGGTTCACCATATGAAATTACCTATAAACCAAGTAAAGACATCAAGGGTGATTATTCAGCCGATGTCCGTTACGGAATGCTTGCTGGTCTTAACCCAGCCCAAGGTCTTATTTTTATGTTACAAGCACTTGGTGGTAAGTTAATCTCCAAAGATATGGCTATGCGTGAGTTGCCATTTACTGTTAACGTAACACAGGAACTTGAAAAAATTGAAATTGAAGATATGCGTACTGCGCTACTTGGCTCACTAACTGCATACACACAAGCAATTCCACAGATGGCTACACAGGGACAGGACGCATCTGAAGTCGTTAGAAAGATTGCTGCGGTAATCAAGGCTCGCCAAAAGGGACAAGCATTAGAAGATGCTATTGAGGCTACCTTTGCACCGCAACAACAAGTCCCTCCTGCTGGTGCCTCTAATCCAATGGTTGAGCAAACGTCCCCTGCTCCCTCTGGTGCCCCAGTAGGAGGCTCTCCTCAAGAAGAACCAATATCTTTACCCCCACAAGAGGAACCAGACATTCAAACAATTCTTTCCAGTTTAACAGCAGGTGGAAGAGCAGGCGGAAGAGTAGTAACCAGAGGATAACTAGGCGGGGGACATGACAACAATAATTGGCTTAGAGCATAAAGACCGTTGTTTCATAGTTGCCGATAGCAGAACTACGGATAATGATGGAAGAATTTACACTCATCCTCAAGTACAAAAAATTTCAGAAAATGGAATGTTTTTAATTGCTGGTTCTGGTGAAACATTACCTTGTGATATAGCGCAACATGTTTGGGAGCCACCAACTCCAACTAAGCAAGACCGAGAAGACCTTTATCATTTTATGATTGTAAAAGCAATGCCATCTTTACGTAAATGCATGACAGAAAATGGCTACAATTTTGATGAAGACACTAAAGAAACTCGCTTTCAGTTTATAATGGCTGTTGGTGGAGAAATATTTGATGTCGACCAAGAATTATCAAAGTAATTTTGGCGTATCAGCAATGGGTGGTGCTGGCTCAAAAGAAGGACAACCTAAAAGATATATACCAGGAATGAAAAGTTTAGGTTCTACTGGAACTGAAACAATGATGCAACAAGGTGGAGCGGCAATGGCAGACAATAGAGCAAAACGCCCAATGGGTGCCCTACCTAAAGGTGGCGGACAAGGTGCAATGGGACTTAATTTAAAAGGATTATTAGATGAAGACGACAATCCTTTAGAGCCAATGAGTACTGGCATAGACTTTGGAAGAGGAGCGGGTTCTGACGCACTTCCTGGGTATGCTAGACCAGATACTAGGTCTATTGAAAACAAAGAGATAGTTATAAAATATTTACCAGCATTTGCTAATGCAGCAAAATCAAAAAATGCTCCAGAATCATTTAAAAGATTTACTAATTACTTAATGAGCAAAATTAATGTCAACGTCTGAGTGGCATCCTGGTAGTTTATACGATAATATAAATGTATTTGCTAACTCTTTGGGTTACGAAAATGCAGGAATAGCAATTACTTTAGGAATGATTCCTTGGGAATCAATAGAAGATAGAGATGCTTTTATAGAAACTGTTACTGGAGATATACCAAAAGGTGAAAACTCTACAAATTACAACATACAATATTAGGAGGCAATAGTGTCACTTTGGAATGACTTCCTTGACAATATTGCTAAACCAATAGGTAGCGGCAATATGGGTTTAGAAAAATCTGCTCAAGAAGCAGTTAAAGAAAACCTTAAATATTCTGTTAAAAATCAGTCAGCAAGTAATGACTTGGTATTGCAGGCTGGAGTAAAACTTCACGATGAAGTTATATCTCCATATATTACTAGACCAGTATCTACTTTAGGATTATTGACCGATTTAGATTCTCCATTATACGCATCCGAAGAATTTGAAAAAGGGTTTCAAGTAAAAGATTTAAAAAGAGCATACAATCGCTCAGAAGAAATAAGTTTAGGACAGGCTTTTACTAAATCAGATTTGACACAAATAAAAAGAGTTGCAGACGTTGTATTTGATAGAGGTCAAATAGATTTAGATAAAATAGACCTATGGGATGATAACGACATTCAGGCTGCATTTGTTGACAATAACGTTGGAAAATACTTTACAGGAACACTTGATTTTGTAGGTGGCAATTTAGCAGTTGGTGGCGCTTTTAGCGCCATTAGCAAAGGTGGTAAACTTGCTGCTAAAAAAACTGGTTATACAACAAGAAATGTTGCTACTAGCGAACTTGAAAAAAATATTAATGATGGAATAGCCTTTGGAACTGGAATTGCTGGGGGAAAACAAACAGTATCTGGCGACTTAATAACAAAACTTGCTCAAAGCACAGATGCTAATTATGTTGTAAAGACTCTTAAAAAGTTTACAAATAATGAAGATTTGATTGGTCCAGTATTAAGAGCAAAAAATCCTGATACCGTAAAAGATTTAATACTTGCAGATAAGGGATACTTACCTGCACTAGATAGACTTTCAAAAAATGCTCCAGCAGATTTATATGAAATCGGCAATGTAAATGCAATAATTAAAAATAAAATTGCTCAAACTGGAAGCGTACCAGTATTTAGCGAGTCTTCTTGGTCACGCTTAAACTCTGCATTTGATGATGCTATTAATCGTGTTCCAGAGTACAGACAAATTAAAGATGCGCTTCTTGACCCAGCACGAGGCGTACCTAAAATGATGGGTAAAAATTATTCACCAATTGAACCTAAATTTGCTTTAGGAACAAAGGCTGCAATATCCGCTGGAACTATTAAACAGAGAATTATTGGCAACAGTTTAAATGGTCCATTAACTAGAGTTGTCAATTTTTCTGGTTCTCAATTACCTCTAGGCCATGTAACTTTTTCTGGTCTTCGACCACTTGATGGCGTAAAAGAGTTAAATGCTATGTTTGATAGTATTGATGCATTACGATACAGTAAAACGTTTTTTGCTGGAAAAGCAAATATGGTTGAAATAAAACCAGGCGAATTTATAAATGTTCAAGATTTTCGCAATAAGGCTATATCAGATTTTGTAAACGCTACTGACGATATTGCAAGAAACAATGTATTAGACAAACTTGATGACCAACTTGGAATTGTTATAGCCGCTAAATATAAATATTATGATATTGCTAAAATTCAGGAGTTTGTACAAGAAGCCAAAAATGAAATTTTTAAAAGCGTTAATCAAATAGCAAAAACTGGTTACGGCATGGATGCTCAGGGCATGAGAGTATTAACCGACCCTGTGACTCAGAGGCAGTTAATTGAATCTCGCAGGATGATACCCTGGAATTTAATAGAAAATGAAATTAAAAAATCATCATTAATTAAAGGACCAACAGTTACAAAGAGAGGTCAAAAAGCCCTTGTAACTACTTCTGAAGTTGCACAAAGAGTTTTTGAAGTATCAAATAAATACTGGTCTATTGATGTTTTGGCTAGACCTAATTACATTCCAAAGAACAGCCTTTTTGAACCTTCCCTTAGTGCCGTAATGGCGCATGGAACTTCAATTGCTTTAGATGGTGTTCCTACTATGACTAAAAACTTTATTAAAAATAATAAAAATAGACTCTATGGTCAAATTTCTAAAAAATATAATGCTAAAGAAATAACTGCAGTTAACAAAACCGTAGAAGGTCTAACTGACCAACTAGATAAAGCAGTTACTAACTTAAATAATTTGACAGCAGAACTTGATGTATTTTTGGGTAAAGGAACAATTAAGCCATCTCCAAAAGCAATTAGAGATAATCAGGCTAAAGTTGTTGATGAACTTACCGCTGCAAGTAAACTTGTTGATGATATAGAACTAGAACTTAGGGCTGCTGTTCGTCCATTTGGAAAATTAACTGGACAAGTTCCAACTATTCCAGGCTTGGAAAGAAGAATTAAGTTTTTAGAAAACGAAATTGATACAAAGGGAAAATATTCTGGTGAGGTTTTTGCTGCTAAAAACGCAATTACTAAAGCCAAGGGAGCAATAGCAACCCTGGCCCCTGATTCTAAAGAAATACTTCAAGCAAATAAAGAAATCGCTTTACAGTATAAAAAAATTGAAGACATTCTTGAGAACTTAGGAGAGGCTAAATACAGTCAAGCCTTAGTATACGAAAAAGGTAGCAAATATAAAGAACGTTTCTATGGTAAAAAAGATGATTATATTTTTGTAAACAACGAATACGTTTCTACGGAAACTTTGCTTTCCCCAAATCAATTTGGTCTTGCAATGAAACAGGAATTTGGAAATGCTAGAACTGTTACCTCAACATATTTAGGAGAGTTAACCACTGGCATTCGCCAAGGAATGATTACTAGAAGAGGTTCCTCTACTGTAACCTATGTAAATGACCCAATATATTTTGAAGAACTAGCATACTTTACAAATCGTTCTTTAAGAGGCGATAAGTTAATAGACCAGATACTTGCTGATGTCCCAGAAAAAGAATTAATCGAATGGGGCAATAAAAACATTGGGTACTTTGAGCAATTTGGTCCAGTAAGCAAAGCAGAT